GTTAAGTCTAATTACCAATAGGGCCTTTATGGCCCTATTCCTATCTTATACGGCCACCGCGGTTGCGATATCGAGATATAGCTGTTATACCTGCACCTGCCGCGACTGCTGTTGCCGCAACCATTGGCATTGATACTGGGCTGGTTGGCGTCATTTGATTTACTATATTATTGATAATGGGTGCCGTTGCCTCCATACCTGCCTTGGCATAGCCTTTTGTTTCTTCATACATTTGGTCTAATACTTCAGCAGCAGATGTTCCTAAATTTGGTAATAAATTTATAGACTGACCATTAGATAAAGTAATTTCTCCAGCTTTATCCAAAAAAGGTATTGCTTTTTCCATTACACCTTTACCAAAAGCCTCAGCCACTTCTTCTACTTGCTGTTCAAAATTTATTAAACCTTCGATGACAGTCTTTAGGGCGCCATTAATATTATCTGAACTCTCAACTGTCTTTTCAGTATTTGCTTGTAGTATACCGGTTAAATCTTCTGTGGCAGCTAAGCTAGCTGGATCAATTGTTGGTCCTTTTTCTTGACGTTTTCTTAATTCTTCTTCATCATTTGCATTCAAATCGCCAGAATACAAACCCGCAAATAATCTTGACAGTATGCCTGTACCTAATGCTAACTTGGCCTTACCAGGCATACCCGGCATTTTTTGTTTTACGTCCGTGACTCCACCTGCTCTTTGCTGTGCACGTTCTCGCATTCTGTCTTCTATTGGGTTACCGGTTTTTTCTGGCCCAGGTAATTGAGGAACGTTAGGGCCAGGTAATCTAGGAGAAGAAGAACCACCACCAGGTGTAGGTGAAGGTATAGGGCCGCCAGGTGTAGGCACTTTACCAGGTTCTTCCGTGGGTATTGGGCCTCTGCCATCTTTTCCCTTTTTATTACGATCAGCGTCGTCGGGCAACCCTCCAGGCAATCCTTTAGATCCTAATAATGCTTCAATTAATCCTTTTAGTATTGCAAAACCTGCTGCAATTGCTGCCGTAATGATACCACCAAGACTTCCTAAAATACCACCAAGAGCACTTATAATACCAGCGCCTAACATTCCCAACATACCCTTACTGCTGTCGCCACCATTTAAATCTAATTTACTAGCAATAGCTTGTGCCAACAATTCTCTTTCTCGCGCGCGAGGACCTTCTTCATATTGTTTTTTAATAAAACCAATGTCTGTTGCTTGTATTTCAGAAATTTCTCTAACCATTGAAATTTCATCCATCATCTTTTGTTGATACTTAGATGGTCCAAATAACTTGTTTATTGCAGATTTGAAGAAACCTTTATCAGTATCTTTTTCTTTATTGAATGATGTTTCTGGTCTGGTATTCTTAGTCTTTTCAAAATATTTCTTAATATCAGTCATTCCCTTTGCATTGCCAGTAAAGAACTCTCTTTGCATAGTTTTTATATCATTACGCAAAGAATTATAATCTTTCTTTTGATCTCGTTTAAAGCTCATTATAGAATCAGACAAAGTATGCAACACTCTAGTCTGAGCATCAAGATGCGTATTCTGAGATTTTATTGTATCTAATATTTGTCTATCAGAATTGCTTAACGAGTTTTGAGGTAACATTTATTTGCCTAGATTTTTTTGTGTTTAAGTTTCTCATTTTGTTCATTGACATAATTTATTAACATAGTAACGTAAATATCTCTTTCCCACGGAATCATATTTTCTAATTCGGATAACGAATAATTGTGATTATTGATAAGCGAAAAATTTAATTGATAATAGTTAACCAGACCTTCGTGTGAAAGAGTTAGACGAAAAAATTCTGCAGGCCCTCCAGATTTAATTCGTTGTGGGCACCGCATGCTGGACAATCTTGTTCAATATGTTGTACTACTTTTGGCATAGTGATAAAGAATTGTTCTAGCATTGAAAATTGATTCTTTGAAAAAGAGTTAACAAATTCTATTAATTCTTCTTTAGTATAATCATCGTATAATTGTTCGTCAGTATAAACAGACTTAATACAAGAGCAAAGAAGCTCAACAACACTTTCAGATTTAAAATTTTGATATATTATAATCATTTCGTCAAATTTTGGATATCGCATTTCCAATCCAATTTTATCCGATATCAATATCTTTGTAGTATGTGCTGGATCTTTTTTAACTTCTGCTTTGGTAATATCCAATTCAAAATTTATTTTGTTTTCGCAATTATTACATTGTAATGTTAGATTAGTATTTTCACCTACAGACTTAGCTCTTAAATTTAAGAAAATATATTCAATATCAAAATTTGGTAGTGTGTCTATCTTTAGTTTATTGAATGTGCAAACATCAACCAACTCTGTTATAATCCTGTGTATCTCCTCACCATCTGATTCTAAAGCCGTAAGAAGTATTTTATATTCTTTAACTAAGAATGGTCTGTATTTAATTTTTTCTCCGCTAGAGGGTAAAATCAATTCATATGTTGGGGTTTCTAATTTAGGTAATGCCATAATTTCTCCAGTTTAATTATAAAAGTCCATTTATCATATCTTCAGTTTGCGGTTTAGGTGCAGTTACTCTTGAGCTTGAATACCATCCCTGTTCTTTCTCTAAACCATATGCAGGATTTGGTACAGATCCAATTACTGTAGGTGTGATTGAAGCCATAATATCAGAATATGTTATACCATTTGTTATTCTGTGGTTAGGCGACCATCTTCTATAAACAAAGGTTACACTTAGTTTATGAAAGCTATTTGTTGAACTTTGATTCAATTCGAGTAACGTATAGTTTCTAGGAAAAGCATCTTCTAACAATGCAGAATATGTTATTTCATCTTTTTCGTTAAGTTGCATAATTTCAATAGGTACAACATAATCGCTTTGATAGTGCACAAAGTATTGTTTTGGATCAACAACGATTCCCAGCCAAGCGTCAAATAATGCTTTAATATCCATTTGCTGATCTAATAAGAAGGTCATAGTTATACCTTCTCCGCCGTAGTCCGCACTAACAGGCCTCTGATAAACCGGCCCGTAAATTCTTTGAGTTTTAACGCTTATATTTTGAGGCGGTAAACTTGTAGATTCGCAGAACATATTTACAATTTGAATATCTTTAAATACTCTTTGTAATCCTGCAGGTATAGGAAACAGTATTTCAAATCTGTTTTGTTTAGCAAGACCTCGTTGTCTTACTTCCGCTTGAAATCGTTTTAGAGAAAAATTAGCCATTTAATACCACTTGAATTTGTTTTTTGTTTCTTGCCATACAACTTCTTTCTTTGCTTTCTTGAAGTTTTCAACTGGCAACATTGCCGCTGTTACCCAATCGCGATAATCTATTTTTAAAAATCTTGTTCTTAAATGATCGTTTAGATAATGCTTCACGCACGCAGTTGCGGCTAGATATTTTGTAGAACTGTTTAATATTTGCCACGAAATTTGTATTCGTGTTTTTTCATCCATGTTCTTATCTGTTGCTAATTTACTGAGTGCGCCCAATAAATTAAATCTAGCTAGATAAGGCAAATAGTGTAAATTAATACCTAAAAAACCATCGGGTAATTGTTTAAAAGGAAGTACCAATGGCATTGTGTCATAGTATGGCAACGTATCTTTATGCTTTGGATCATACATAAACAAGTACATTTCACCCGGTTTTATTCTATTAGTTAAAGTTTCGTTACGTATTAACTGTAAACCCGACACGCCAGAACCTAAGTTTCTGACCTGATTTCTATACCAAGTGTATGATTTCTGGGCATCGCCAGCTTTCATATTAACTGTTTTAAAAATGTTATCAGCCATTAATTATCCCTAGGTCTTTTTCTGTTAATATCATAAAAGTCATGTTTCTATCTTTACAAAATTCAAAAGCAGCTTTCCATTTTGCGTCATTTACGCTATATTGAAAGACTTCGTCTATAAATCTTTTAGTCTTTTTCTTTGGTATTGCCGGAGGTTTTGTGAACCTCTCGGGCTTAATTTCTATTAGATACTTCTGAAGAGCACCATTTTTGTTCCTAACTTTAACATAAAAGTCAACAAAATATCTATGTGCTTTCCTATCAATCGGCGATATGTAGGGCACAATCACGGTCTCAGAGCCCCATTCCTCTACAGATTGGTTCTTATCGCACCATTTCATAAATCGCAATTCCCATAGAGATCTATAAACAATATTGCTTATATCGCCCTTATATTTGCCGGGATTATCGACTCTAAATTTGCCCTTGTAGGTTTTGGTATACGTCATCTATATAAATAATTATGATCCAACAATATTTATTACCACAGACATGGCCCAATCTCAATTTACTCCCCCTTCTGATGTAGTATCTGAGGGTAGAAAACAAAATGAAGCACCGTATAAGAATCAAGATCAAATACGAGGGTACAATATTGGTACCTTTGAATATCCGGAAGGGTTGCGAGTAAAACCGGATTTACAGCATTATGTTGCATTTTACATTAATGTACGTGAAAAAAGCACCCAGGGAAAAAGAGCACAGTTTTCCGATCATCTTGTAAGTATAGACGAACAAAAAAGAATAGATGCGTTAAATGAAAATACTTCTAGAATAACGCAATCTGCGGCAGAGGCAGGGGTAACAACAGTAAAAGACAACGCGGGTAAGATTGCGGCTGCAGGTGCCTTTTTGGCAAGTGTTGGTATGAGATCTAAAATATTTGACACACTAAAAAGATCGGCAATTGCAGGTGGCGGTGCAAGGCTTATTACTAATATGATAGATAAAATGAATTATGAACCATTTTCATCTGGATCAACACTAAGGCTAAAAGAAGTAATTACATTACACGTTGAAGAAAGACCATCTGTAAAATATGGTGTAAATTATGGTGATATGGATATGGGCGCCTTAACAGGTATGTTAGTCGAAGGGTCTGCTGCAGCAACAAGGGGTGCTCTTGGCGATATGTCAAAAGAAATACAAGCAAGGTTCTTGAGCGAATTAGTTAAACTACCACAATTAGGTAATCGTGCTGGTGGAACTTTAAATGATTTGAGAGAGTTATCTTCAAGAACAAAAACAAATCCTTTTAGAGAAGTTCTTTTTGAATCTGTAGATTATAGAACATTTAACTTTAGATATAAATTTTTCCCAAAGAATAAAAGTGAAAGTCAAAAAGTATTTAAAATAATTGAGATGCTTAAAATACATATGCATCCGGAATTGACTAGCGGAAAATTATTCTACATTTATCCATCGGAATTTGATATTCAATATTATTTTAAAGACAAAGAAAATAATTATATTAATAAATTTGCCAAATGTGCATTAACAGATATGTCGGTAGAGTATGGCGGCGATCAATTTGCAACATTTGAAGATGGGTCTCCTGTTGAAGTTGGTATTAATTTAACATTCAAAGAACTAGAACAAATGACTTCTGAAGGAATAGAAGAAAATGGCTACTAATTTTTTCGAAAGCTTCCCAAGG